ATAGTATATCTATACCTGTAGAAGATAAAATGCTAGATAATGTAGCTACTATATCTACAAATAATGATAAAGTTTTAGGAAAACTCATAGCTGATGCTTTTAGAGAAGTAGATAAAACAGGAGTTGTTATGATGGAGGTTTCAGTTTCAGGAGAAACTAAAGTAGAAATAATAGATGGAGCTCAGTATCCAAAAGGTATTATTAGTCCTCATTTTATAACAAATAAAGAAAAAAAGACTGCTGAACTAGATAATCCAGTTGTTCTTATTATTGATTCTGAAGTATCTAATATTAGACAAATACAAGGAATATTAGAGTATGTTATTAAAAACAAAAAATCTCTTTTAATTATAGGTGACTTAGAACCTGATGTTTTAACAGCTTTAGCGATGAATAAAACTAAAGGTAATATAAAAGTTAATGTAATTGAAGCACCTGTATTAGGAATAAATAGAAAACAAATATTAGATGATATTGCTTTACTAACTAATGCAGTAGTAATAAACGAAGATCTAGGAGATGACATGGATGTTATAGATATTGATTTCTTAGGCACTTGTTCTAAAAGTGTTACAAATCAAGATGAAACTATAATACAAATTCAGGAAACTAAACCTGAAACACTTTCTATAATTAAAGAGTTAAAAAAAGAATTAAAAACTTGTAAGATTCCAGACCAAATTATAAGTTTAGAAAAAAGATTAGCAAGATTAGCTGCTAAAATAGCTGTTGTTAAAATAGGTGCTAATTCTGAAGTAGAGTTAAAAGAAAAACTCGATAGAGCAGAAGACGCTATTTGTGCAACTAAAGCTGCAATAAAAGAAGGTATAGTTCCCGGCGGGGGAGTTGCTTTGTTAAATGCAGCAATGAAAGTAGATGAAAAAAATAAAGGAGAAAGAATATTAACTGCTTCTATATTGTCACCGTATAAAACTATTTTATTAAATGCGGGTTCAGAACAAATAACAATTCCAGCTGAAGATGGACATGGAGTAAATGTTTTAACTGGCGAAGTTGTTGATATGGTTAAAGCAGGAATTATAGATCCTTTATTAGTAACTAAAAGCGCTTTGAAAAATGCAGCTTCTGTGGCTACTACTATTTTATCTACAGATTGTGTAATTAATAATTTAAGAGTTGATGAAAGCAATAGGTAGAAATTTAATAATAGAAAAAGCTAAACAAGGAACTACAAAAACTAAAGGTGGTTTGTTACTTGCTGAAAAACATAAAGAAGACATTAGGTATACAAAAGCTAAGGTTTTATCTGTAGGTGATGAGATAAATGGATTAAACAAAAACGATGTTATTTATTTTGATCGTCACGCTGGACATAAAATTGAAGTAGAAGATAATACTTACCATGTTATAAAATCACAAGATGTGGTCGTTGTTTTATGAAAAGGCTAGACGCAGGAGATTTAAAAGATCTTAACCTGCTTAAACATTACCGTATAATACGAAGATGGGCTTCCAAAAACAACGATATAACTGGTGCTGAAGTAGAATTATTAATATACCTAGATTGTATAGATTTATTCACAATAAAAGATTTTAAACTAGGAACGTATAGTTATAGTTGGAATAAAAAAAGATGGAATAAATTAATAAAAAATGACTGGATAGTAGTATGGAGACATAGAAATAGAACTACTCAAAAGTATAATATATATAAAATTTCTTTTAAAGCTAAACAACTTATAAATAAAATTTATAAAATAATGTTAGGATATGAAGATATACCAACAAGTGAAAGAAGAAATATTATAATGAGAAAAAATACATATAGTAATAAGGTTTTAAGAACTTCTATATACAGTGTAAATACAGATAAAAATAGATAAAATGAGTTTTAATAATAAAACAAAAATAGCTGCTACAAAAATGTTCGGTGAAGAACATGAGAGAGAAATGGATCACCCATTAAAACAAGTAGGTGTAAGAGCTGCTAGCGCTGGTTATAATGCTATGGAAGCAATTAATCAAATTAAAGATCAATTAGATCCTACTAGTTCTAGATACCATGGCAATATGCCTCAAGGATCGAGTAGCATGGGAGCAAGCACACCTTTACCTGGAGTACCAGATCAAAATTCTAATTTTTCTTCAGGTAGTTATGCGAATCCATCTTCTACAACAGATTCAGGAGCTAATTCTAATAGTAGTTCTTTAAATTATAGTTTTATGGAGGACATAAATGAAGGACCACAATCTAAAGCACAAGATCCAAATAGAAATAAATTTGGTTTCTGGAAAAGAGATGAAAAGTCTATACAAGCTAGAATAGATGATGCTGTAGATAGGGGTAAAAAAGCTAAAGAGGCAAGATTAAGAAAGAAACTTAAAAATTTCCAAGACAATCAATCAGCTAGAGCACAAGGAAATATAATAGATAAAGTTAATCCTAAAAACTGGTTATAATGGCAAGAAGAAGAATATCACGTAAAATGCCTCCGTTGAGACAAATATTTCCAGGATCACAAGGTATAAACAATTATGATCAAGCTAACATAGATCAAAATGCGGCCGCTTCATTTAATCAACAATTTAGAGTAGGTTCTTATAATTCTACTTATGGTAGTGGAGGAAGTTTTGATCAAGGTGCTATGAACGCAGCAGGTGTAAATCAAAATTGGGGAGCTAACAATGCTAATATAAGTCAAGATAGAATAACAGGGGCAATCACCCAAGGTAGTGGTTTTCAACCTACTTTTATTGCTAATCAAAGACATTGGAATCAAGGTGCTCAAAACGAAACTATGTTAACACCTTTTAATTTTGGTGGTCCAGGAAAAGGATTAGGACGACAAAACGCTATAAATGCAGGTAAACCTATGGTGGAAGATGTTGCGGCAAACGCTAAAGAATCTGTTAATACTTTTTCATCAGAAATAGATCCAGCTGATAAATCAGAATTTAAAAACGAAGTAGTAAATGAAGTAATGAACAAAGTAGGTGGTAATGAAATAGCAGCAAGTCCACAAAATAAATTAGAAGAATTATATAAACCAGTTTAACACAAAAATTATGAATCATAAAAAATATGATCCAGCAATGGAAAGATTAAAGCCAGGAACTAAAGTTGGTATAGTTGGAGAATCTCATATATGGGATGGGCCTCTAGATCAAGTTGGTAGACCTCATGGTAAAGGCTCTAGTTCAGGTATAAATGGAATGGAAGTTTTAAAAGCTCCTTCTATGTATAAGGCAGGACCTATAACTCAAATCGCTAAAGGTTAAGTTATGAGTTTCGAAAGTCTAGTAGATGAGCTTATGAGAGAGGGTAAATCAAGAACTTCAGCACTTAAAATAGCTGGCTCTATAGCTAATGCTAAATTAAAAGGTGCTGGTTCTGGACCTACTGCTGCTCAAAAAGCTCGTATGAAATAACAGTAAGAGAACTGTGTAAAACTCAACATTAACATTAACATTAACATTAACATTAACATTATGGCAAATTACATTAAAATTAAAGCGGCAGACATAGATGGAGGCACAACTAATGGTTCTGACATACTAATCGGTAAAATTATATATGTTGCTCAAGGAGCAGCAGATGGTACTGGTAGTGCGAATACTTTTAGCGTTGTGACTGAAGGTGCTGAAGGCGCATCTAGTTGGACATTTACAGTTACTGGAAAAGGTCTAGATTGGGCTAATCAAGTGATTTCAGCAGTAACAGCTAATCCAGGAGGCGTTATGTCAATTGTACAAAACAGTACAGGTGTGAAAATATCTGGAATTTCAGGTTCGTAACACAAATTATTAATCATAATTCCCTGTTATTTTTATAGCAGGGTTTTATTAAAACTAACAAAAATGGGAGAATATTCAGGAAACCATCCACGTTTTTCAAAAAGACAAGAAGAGCATTATGATGCTAAGATGGCACACGATAAAGACTTATCCGCTTCTGCAAGACTACATTATTTAGAGAATGATGAAACTCATCATCCCGCTAAGATGAGTGCAGAGTTAAAAGATCCGGTATTAAGTGATGACATGAACTTAGAAAATCCAGTTTATGCTGGTGGACCAGAAGGTCATTTAGGAAAAGTTGCTGGTATGGAAGAACCGGCTAAAAACCATAACCAAGGTTATGATGACAGAGAAGATGAATCTATTGGAGCACGAGTAGGACATAAAAATAGTCATCAAAGTTGGATGTCACGTAGAAACGAATCTTACGGAAAGTGGGGTTCTAGACACAACAAGGGAATACATAAATAAAAATGTTTTCACAAAAGGGTTATTTAAGAAATAGTCCAGATATTAATAAACCTCAAAACATTATACCTGGAAATAAAATCACTATGAAAGGAGTTGATTTTAAAGTAAAAGGTACTGATCATAGAGGATATACAAAGGTGATGTACCCCGGTTACGATTATACGTTTCCCGGGGCACGTTACGTTATAGAAGAACGTATATAGTATGGCTTTTAAAATGAAAGGTGCACCTTATTGTAGAGGTACGTTAAACACTCCAGTTTATCATATAGACATGGAAGATGATACAAACGGTATGGCTACTAAAAACGGAAGCATTTTAATTAACAATAAACTTTCTCCAGATCAGGAAGAAGATGTTAAAAATCATGAAGAAGTACACTATCAACAAGTAAAAGAATTTCATAAAACTGGTGGTGAAAAAGGTTTAGATTATCAAGATGATTATCTAGTGTTTGACGGAGTATCATATCCTCGTAAAGATGGTAAAATAAAATATGAAGGTAAATGGAGACCTGAAGGCTGGCCAGGATTTATTTGGGAACAAGAAGCCTATAGAAACGCGTAATGGCATTTAAAATAAAAAACCCTATAAAAACACCACTAAAACAAATGGGCCCAAAATCTGGTCCATCTACTTTACCATCCTCGTTAATTAATAAATTACTAACTAATGACAATATTCAAAACTTTTTTGAATTTGGTAAAGCAAAATTTGATGCTAAAGAAGACCATCAAATGAAAAAAGATCTAATGCAAGAGACATTAGATAAAGAGATGTTAGCTAAATTGCAAAAACAACATCCAAGCGCTAGTATTGAAGAATTAAAAAATTATGCTCTTAATCCAGAGCGAGGACAAATAGTAGCTGGACAAGGAGTAATAGGTAGTGGTTTTCCTAGTAAGTTTGAGGGAGATATGATGGATCCAAGTACTTTAGGACAAAGAGGAGGAGCAGATACACCTCATGTTATGCCTAGAAATATTTTATATACAAACAATCCTAACGCTGCTAGGCATGGATATAATGATTTTTACATGGTTAGTAGACAAAATGATCCAAGTAGTTCTTTATTTGGAATGACTGGAGATGAAAAAACCGAATATTTAAAAAGCTTATATCCAAAAACACCTCAAGCTGCACTAGATCCAACAATGCAAGAAGCATTTGATAAAGCAAGAACAGAAGATATTGAATGGTTTAATAACCCTATAACTAGAGAAAGATGGAAAAATCAAGCTCAGTTTAGTGGTTCTGATTATACTTTTGATAGATTATATGGTAAAGATGAATATGATAATTTTGATTCATTTAATTTTAGTATATTAGATCAACCTAATAAAATGTCAGATTATGATTTAGATAACATGTTAAATGTTATAGCTACTTCTAATGTAAAAATTCCTAAACCAGGACAGTCAATGCCATATAACCCTAACGCATTAGGAATGTATGCAGACTTTGAAGGTGCTACTACAAACCCTTTAGATTATTATAATACAATGTCTGATGTGCTTGGATTACCAAGAACAAAAAAAGAATTTTATGGTAATTACGCAACATCTAACCGTGAAAATGAAAATATTAAATTTGAAACAAATAAAGATGTATGGTTAAATCCAAATAATCCTAATTTTATAGAAGGTGATAATCCAAAATATGATTTAGGTAATGTTTTAAGTGAAGAATTTTTACATGCTTCACATATTGATAAAGCAATGGATTCTAAACTTAGAAACACTTTAGTATCTTCAAGAGATAAAAGTAGATACACTGCGCCTGAATATGTTCAAAAACCTGGTGAGTTATATGCTAAATTTCATTTATATAGAAAAGAATTAGGAATGAAACCTGGCGAACAATTTGATAAAGCTAAATTAGAAGAATATATTAAAAATGCAAAAAATCCAAATGATAATATCTTTCAGGTTATTCAAAATAATTTTACACAAGAATCTATAATTGAAGCTTTAAATACAATAGCAAGTAAAGAAGATAAAATTCCTGGATCTACCAAATGGGACGAGTTAAGCTCTAAACAAATGTTAAGTAATATAGAACAAGATAAACAAATGAATGCATAATGGCTTTTAAAATAAAACATCCATTTAAATTTCACGATACAACTAATAATCAAAGAACATTAGGTCGAGATGGTAGAGTTGTATCTCCAGTTAAACAAACTGATCCTAGAGATCCTAATTATGTTTCTCCAGAAGCTTCTAGATTATCTAAATTAGACCCACGTGATTTAACTTTAGATGATGTTGTTAATTTACCTAGACCTGTTACAAAAGCTGATTACAATTTAAGACATAAAATTCGTCCAAAATTTGCAGAAAATCCAGATGCAGGAATGGAAGAAAAATTAATGAATTTTGTTTACGATAATCCTTGGGCTTTAAGTGCGGCTATGAAAACTCCTGTTATAAATAATATTGTAAAAGATAATATAAAAAAATATATGGGTCGATCTCAAGGTGGGGCTGGAACCACACTTGATGACTATAATAAGTATGTATCAAAGATCGAAGAAAACAACGCCGAAGAACTTGCTATTCAAAAAGAAAATCCAAGTTATGAACCTCAAATAGATGAAATATTAAGTAAAGAAGACTACTACGACCAATATAAAGGTGATATAGGTTATAAAGGTGAAGGATATTTTGGTGATATTCATTGGAGAGGAAAAGACGCTGCTCAACCAGTTGATCAATATCTTTCAGACAAACCTCTTTATAAAGAAGCAACTAATGCTCCTAAATCTGATTTTTATCCTTTTATGAAAAGATATAGTGTTAAGGGAGATGATTTTGCTAAAAATTTAGATCAAGTAAATCCAGATTTAGCTTCAGATTTTATATATGAAGATCTTGCAGGTTTAGGTCCATGGGAAAAACCCGGATGGGATGATATGTCTGAAGAAGAACAATTAGCGGCAGAAAATAAATTCCAACAAGAAGTTGACAAAAAATCTCAATTGACAAATAGACAAATGGTACCATACTTGTTAGATAAAATAATGATGCAAACTAAAGATTTTTCTGGAGGAGATGAAGAAGAAGAAATCGATTTACCATATTTTACTAAAGATTCTGACGCTTGGAGAGGAAGAGATTATGGAGTGTATGGAGGAGAAAAAGCTAATCCAATAGTGGATAAAGCTTTTGAACAATTATATAGTGGTAATTATCAAAGTCCGTATTCAAACACACCTGGAATAATGGTAGGAAGAAATGAAGAAGATGGTTTAATATCATCATTTATGAACACTGATTATGGAAGAGTAAGAGCAGGATTTGGAATGGATGATAAATTACCATATGCTTCTATTTCGGATGCATGGGATTTTCAAGCAACTGGGCCTGGAGGATATGGACAAAATTGGGATGCAGGTGATGTAGCTGTTAATGAAGATGGAGAAATCATGGGAGATATTGGAACTGAATTTAAACAAGCACAGCTTTTACAACAAGCTGGAGAATTAGCTGGTGGAGGAGGTTTTAAGTTATATGATAGGTTTTATTTCCATCCATCAAAAAGTGGAAAAAGAGATTTAATTGAAGACAAAAACATACCATTTGCACAAGAGTTTTATGGTTCAAATAAATATAGTGATGAAGAAACTATGAGAGAAAATAATCCTGATTGGATACAACCTGAATTACTAGATGAAGTAGTAATAAATGTTTCTAAAAAAGATATTGAAGAAAAAGAAAAAAAATCTCCTGGAAGTACTAGATTTGAAGTATTAAAAAATAGACAATAGGCTAGTAAAATAATATAAAAATAAGTAATTATATAAAATGTCAAAGAAAAAATTTAAAGACACAACTGTAGGTCAATTATTATTTGGTGCCGCTTCTGTTATTAATCCTACATTAGGAAATGTCTTACAAGGAGTTACTTCACCAAAAGAGGCTATTGAAGCAATTACTAAAGCTGAAGCACCTGCTGAAGATAAAGTAAAACTACAACAAATAATATTTGAGCAACAAACTAAAGAGATTGAAGCTATCACCTCAAGGTGGGAAGCAGACTCCATGTCAGATTCATGGATGTCAAAAAACGTACGTCCATTAGTATTAATATGGTGTATATGTATATTTTCATTAGCTGGAATTTTAGATAGCGTTGAAACTATACCTTTTCATATTAATGAATTATGGAATGATACTTTCGAAAAGGTCATGATGGCCGTCGTTTTAGCCTATTTCGGCGGACGTACGACAGAAAAGGCAAGTAATATATTTAACAAAAAATAAAAATTAAAAATGGGTTATACAGCAAACCAAAGTGATTTCGCAACTAAAGCAATACCTTTTGTTGCTAGTACAGTAAAAGAAGATACTGCTTTAAATTTAAGTGCAAATACAAGTGCAAATTTAGCAGCTTCACAAACAGCTATATGTGTTCCTTCAAGTGGAACAGCATGGGCAAAATCTACAGATTATATATTCACATTAACTACTAATAGCAGTGTTCCTAACGCTGCCGTTAACCAAGTTAAAGCTACTTATGTAGGACCAAAAGCTTATAATGAAGCTTTAGTAGGTGAAACATTTGTATTTAATGCAGCAGCATTAGCTCCTTTAGGAGCTGATGGGGTTAACCCAATAGCCGGTGCAGTTACTGTTACTTTACAAGCAGCTCAGCTTGATTTTCCTATTTCTACAAAATATTGGAACAATGAATGCGTTTCTATATATGTAGGAGGAACAGCTGGAAATATAGTAGGTGTATTAGCGTCAGACGAATCTGAATCAACAATAAAGGTATCAGCTGGTCAAGGAGCAGTTCCTTTATCATACAAATCACTTAACAGTACAGGTACTACCGCAGGAGATGTGGTATTACTACAATAAAAACAATTATTAACAATTAAATTAAATTAAATTATGGCAAAAGTAAAAAAACTAAATAAAGAAGAATTAGCAAAAGTTACAGAATTAACTAATAAAGCTAATCAAATAGCTATGCAATTAGGTTCTTTAGATGTTCAAAAAAGTTTATTAAGAGAACAGTTTAAAGAAAATAATGTTTTAATAGAGGAATCTAAAAAAGAATTAATGGAAAAATATGGTAATATTTCTATTGATTTAAAAGACGGAACTATTAGTGAAACAGAAGAGGTTGTAGCTGAAGATGGAAAATAATATAAGAAAAATCAGTATTGGTTCTGATTATAAAAATGACGCTATGCATTATGCTGTAGGACAACAAGTATACGGCGGTCATGTTATATCTCATATTATTTTAGAACCACAAGATAATTCTTATAATATTTATATAAAGAAAAACAACGAGGTATTGCCATGGAAAAAGTTTAACTCTAACATGGCTATATCCGTTGAATATGACTTAGAGTATTAATGAAAAGTTTATATGATTTTATCGTAGAACCTCTGGGTGAAACATATAACAATGAGATTCAAATAGAAGATAAGAGTTTAATTTTAAATTCTAAAATTGAAAGCTTTAAGTTTGTTAACAGGCACGCGATAGTTAAAACATGTCCATTAGCTTATTATACTCCTATAAATGTAGGAGATATTGTTATAGTTCATCAAAATGTTTTTAGAGTTTTTTATGATACTAAAGGTAAAAGAAAAAAAAGTAGATCATGGTTTAAAGATGATTTATATTTTTGTCAACCAGATCAAATATATTTATACAAACAAAATGATATTTGGAATACTTTTAATGATAGATGTTTCATAAAACCACTAAAAAACAATTCATCTCTAAGCAGTGAAAAAGAACAAAAGCTTATAGGTATACTAAAATATAGTAATAGCTCCTTAGAAGACAAGGGAATATACCCAGAAGACACAGTAGGTTATACTCCATATGGAGAGTGGGAGTTTATTATAGATGGTGAACGTCTTTATTGTATGAAATCAAATGATATTGTAATTAAGTATGAAAATAAAAGAAACCAAGAAGAATATAATCCAAGCTGGGCAAGTAGCGGTGGACGAGCTAATCAAAGTAGCTAAAGAACCAATTGTTGATTCAGACGATGATATATCAGCGGATAGATTAAAGAATGCTGCGGCTACGAAAAAACTAGCTATATTTGATGCTTTTGAAATACTTAATAGAATTGAAGAAGAAAAAAATATGTTAGAAGATAAGCCAAAAGAAGAAGTTAAAAAAGAAAAAACCTTTAGAGGTTTTGCAGAAGGTAGATCAAAATAATGTATCAGCAAAGTTTATATAAAATATTAAAAAACTATATTAAACCACATATTGTAAAGAAAAACAATAAAAAGAAAAAGTGGGAATATGGTTATAATAAAGAGCATGATGTTATAGTCATAAGTAAAACTGGAGAAATAGGTGATATTTATGAAATACAAGATTTAAAAATTGCTTTACCTAAGGAAAAAGATACACATACTTTTGATAATAATAAATGGAGTAAAACAGATTACCCTAAGATTCTATCTAAAATAAAAACTGTTTTTGATTGGAGACAATATCCTGAAGATTTTAAAGAAAAATGGTATGATTACATTGATAAAGAGTTTACACGTAGAGAAGAAGGTTTTTGGTTTTATAACAAAGATGTTCCTACTTATCTTACTGGCACTCATTATATGTACTTGCAGTGGAGTAAGATTGACGTTGGGGCACCAGACTTTAGAGAAGCCAATAGATTATTCTTCATATTCTGGGAAGCTTGCAAAGCAGATACAAGATGCTACGGAATGTGCTACCTTAAAAACCGTCGTTCTGGATTCTCTTTCATGGCGTCTGGAGAAGTTGTAAACTTAGCAACAATATCAAGTGATTCAAGATATGGTATATTATCAAAATCTGGACCTGATGCAAAAAAAATGTTTACTGATAAGGTTGTACCAATATCAGTTAATTATCCTTTCTTTTTTAAACCGATTCAAGATGGTATGGATCGACCTAAAACAGAATTAGCATATAGAGTTCCAGCTTCTAAATTTACTAGAAGAAAGATAGAACAAGGAAGCGAAGCGATAGATTTACAAGGATTAGATACAACTATTGACTGGAAAAACACAGGTGATAACTCTTATGATGGGGAAAAACTAAAATTATTAGTACATGATGAATCAGGTAAATGGGAAAAACCAAATAATATTTTAAATAACTGGAGAGTTACAAAAACCACATTAAGATTAGGTTCTAGAATTATTGGTAAATGTATGATGGGATCAACTTCTAACGCTCTAGATAAAGGTGGTAGAAACTTTAAAAAACTATATGATAGCTCAGATGTTACAAAAAGAAACCGCAATGGACAGACTAGCTCGGGATTATATTCTTTGTTCATACCTATGGAATGGAACTACGAAGGATACATTGATTC